TCCGCTGGCTGATATTGACCGTCGTTACCCCGGTCGCGCCGACCATCTCCATCGAGTATTTTGACCTGCCCCCGCTCCTGATGGTGGTCGAGCGCCGCACATTAGACAGCGTACCCGCCCCGGTCTGAACCGCCCAGCGGTCGGCCACGTATTTCCTGGTCGTGGTCACGGCGGTATCGTCGGTGGTCCGCTGCCAAACAGAAACCCCGCCATTGATGAGAATATTTGGACGGGCAAAATTGATAGCCTGCGCCCCTAGCAGGGTCTGGATAGCTACAATAGCGTCTTGCACGTTGTTCACGTGCGAGGCGAGAACATCCGTCACTCCATCCACTTTGACCGTGTAACTGTCCAGCGCTGCCGGATACAATGTGGTCATACGATAAGCCTCCTAAAACGATGCAAAATCAGGCTCAAGCTGAACCGTCGTCAGCACGGCCTGCCCGCCGTGCGGCCTGATCCATCTGTGTTCAATGCTGCCAACCCGGTAGGTGTCGTTCACATTCATTGCCGGAATGTTCAAGTCAATGAGCGTCCGGTTGTTCAAATCAATCGGGAACTGCAAATCAGGCTGGTGCATCAGTTGAATAGCAGGCACAATGCGCGGGTCTTTCAGTTCGGCCAGCAGCGCCTCCGCATTGGTTCTGGCTACCAATTCTCGCTGCGCCCAGGGCGAGGTGATGGTGAGTTGCTTTTTGCCGTACCTGGCCTGGCTGGTCGCGTCCTCGCGCACAATGATCTGTTCATAATCCGCCACCGTCGTATCGGCATTGACCCGCAGGGTGGTGATGTAGCCGCCGGTCGTCCCGTTATTGGTGATGGTGATGTCAGTTCCAATGCCCCAATGAGTCCCGAATGTGGCTGTGTGTGGGACAGCACCGCCCGTACCATCAGAATTGACGGTCACGGCAGAGGTCAAGACCCGTCCCTCGCCCGCGACCGGCGTGCCGTTTCGAGTGAACAGCACTCGCAGGGCGATAGATTGACCGGCGGCGATAGCGATAGGCTCTTTTAATTCGTAGACAATGGTGTCGTTATTGATGCGGACGTAGGGCCGGTAAGGAACGCTGATTAAATTCCGAGTGATCTCCCAGGGCATCAACACCGACACATCCACCAGAATATCGTCGGCGGTGATCGAGATGGTGGATAAAGCTGCGGTGTTTGAGGAAATCCAACGAAACCCCCCCGTCCGGGTGTGGATCACCGCCCCCAGCTCCACATCCTCCAAATCCCTGATGGTTTCCAGCGCGTTTTCCGACATCGCCCAGAAATAGGGCAGGGTGTTCCCGTTGTGATTGATGAGGATATCCCATTCGGTCAGCGGTGTGCCCGCCCCCCTAATGACCTTCTCTACCAGTTCGCCCCAGGTATTGTTGGTCGTTAGTTCGACTTGTGTGGTAGCGTCCGCCAGAAATTGCAGCCCATCACTGATGGTAATTCGGGTCGTTCGCTGCTTGCCCTGGTCGAGTGGTTGGATATTCGTCACCATGCCACGCATCAGCGACCATTCCGTGCCTGTGTTGCCGTTCTTGACCAGGATGCGGGCAAACTTGCCGGGCGCGACGTTGGGATACAGGGGGGAGGAAGTGTTGAACGGATCGTAACGGCCATCGCTGTTGTCCAGCACCACCTCACAGACACCCGGCTTGTAGCGCTCGATCCCGCCCCCGTTAGGCTGGATAAAATTATCTCGCCCGCGCCTGATGACCAGGTCCATGGCCCGCAGCGCTTCATTGTCGCCGTTGTAGCTGCCGTCCCAGGCGATGATGACCGTCCACAACAGCCCGGTGACGGTCGGCGACGTGCCATATAGGACGCCCGCCCCGTACTTAAATTTTGAATATCTCATTTGGTCAGATGAGGAGTAGTCAGTAGTCAGATGTCAGAAAAATCTCCTGTCTGACTACTGGCTACTGGCTACTCCAATACTCCCTTAGCTCGGAGCTATTCCAAACTTGTCCCGCACCACCTTGCCGATCAGCGGCGCGAGCACCTGCTCGGCTTCAAACCGATCCGCCATACTGATGAGAGGCGCATAGGTCAGATGAACATGCACGTCCCCGCCCTGGCCGCCCCCACCGGTTCCAGCCGCAGGTGACGCTTGCCCCTGTTTGACTCCCCTCGCTACCGGGCGGCCATCCCCGTTCACCCTGAAATTCATTTCCGGCATGGCCGCAATCGCGGCCCCGATCCCCCGCAGCCCCATCTCAAAAGGTGTCGGGCTGTGTGGGATCAACCAACTCGGCATTTGCGTCGCCGAATTAATCACGTCCCTAATCTTGCCGGCCAGCGTCCGCAGCGGCTCCATCAATTTGTCTGCGGCCCGCTTCATACTGGTCAGCATGTCCACAAATGTGCGTACCCGATCAACCCCCAGCTTGATCGCGCCGGCCACGATATGGATCACCGGCGTCAAGCCCTTCACTCCCAATACAACCCCGCCCAGGATGAGCTTGAGCGCCCCCATTGCGACCGCCCACACATCCGTCTTGCCCTTCCCGAAGCCCAGCGTAGCGAATAGCTCCTGCAAACTGTCCCACAACTCGCTCAGCGCCGGCCCGACTTCCGCCTGCCAAACCGTTACGAGCGCCTGCCACACTGTTTGCAGTTCGGGCAGTAGCAGGGTGATGAATTTATCAAACAGGGTGGTAAGTTGATTCCAGTACGGCTGAAGGAAAGCAATAGCCGCCGCCGTCTTGTCACGGATGCCGAACCAGTTATTGGCCCAGGCGGTTGCCAGGAGCACCACCAGGCCAATGATGGCCGTCACCGGCGAACTCAGCGCCAGGATTAGCCCGGCCACGACCGCCAAAATCGGGCCGATGATGTTGAAATGGTTGATGACAAATTGCAGCGCCGCCCCCAGCAGCGGCAGCGCCACCGCTGCGATCTGGCTACCCCAGCTCCATAGCAGCATCAGGCCAGGAATGAGTTGGCTGAGTAACAGCCCGCCAAACCGCTGAACGGCCGGCCAGCCTACGCTCACCAGCCAATCCCCGAAGGCCAGCAGCCAGGGCATGATCTGCGCCGCAATGGTCGTCGCCGTTTCCTGTAGTTTGGGAATCCACTGGGCGACCAGGTCCACCACCACCGGCAGATATTCCCGCGCCAGCGCCCCTAACTGGGTCAGCAGTGGCGTGATCACGGGCAGCAGCTTCAGCCCGATCTCCGTCCCGGTCTGGGCCAGTGTCGCCTGAAGCGCCCGCATCTGATTTGCCCATGAGCCGCTGGTTCGGGCCGCGTCGCCCTGGGCGTCGGTGGTGCCCTTCATCAGTAGGTTGATCCGTGCCTGTACCTTAGCCTGCTCCAGCGCCGCGCCGGTTAGCTCATCCCAACCGTTGGCGGCCATCTCCGCCTTCAGCGTGTTTTCGTTGATGACCACGCCAAAAGCGAGCGCGTTTTCGTGGCTGCCGATGAGCGTCCCCTGGAGTCGTTGCAGCGCCTCGTCGGTGGACATGTTGTTGAAGCTACCCAGGTCGGTGGCGAGCTTCACCAGGTCTACCGACAAATCCGCTGCGGCGCTCTCAGTGAAGCCCATCGGCTTGAGCGTGTCGCCCAGCGTGGCGGCGTAGCCCATCAACTCAAATTTGTTGCGGCCTACCTGTGCCCCAAATTCAGCCAGGCTATCGGTCACACGGTCGCCGGATTGGGCAAATACGACGTTGAATTTGCCCATCATTTCTTCGGCGTCGCTGCCCAGGCCGATCAGTTGCGGCCCCAGCGTGGCCGCGCCTACACCCACACTCAGCAGCGCCCCGGCCCCGATCACCGCCCCGGTCTTCAGCACCGTGCCGATCCCGCTGCCCAGGCTCTCGAATTTGCTCTTCGCGCCCTGGATCAGGCCGGTCGAATCAGACAGCCCCTTCCGCAAGCCGTCTATCTTCGCCCCGATATTGACAATCAAATTGCCTATCGTCGCCACTTTCTCTCCTCTGACTACTGGCTACTGACTACTGGCTACTTCTTTCAAACACCCGCTTCATCGCCTCAATGATGCGCCGCTGCTCATCCAACGATTGCGACGCTTCGCCTTCCTCGCCGGCCCAAAAATCAAGCAGGAAATCCTCAACTTTGGCCGCCTGGTCATCCTTGCTCTTGTGTAGATTCACCGTCACGGCCATCAGGTAGGCGAACAGTAAATCTAGCCGGCTGTCCCCGATCGGCTCAACCGCATCGAACGCCATCCACTCCGACAGTTCCCGGCTGGAGATATTCGCCAGGCCCTCGGTTAAAGAGGGCCAGCCCAACGCCAGAGCTAATCTGAAATAGAAGCGTCGCTCTGGTCGCCGGTAAAATTTTCCGTCAGCTCCTCGATGTCTTCAGCCCGCATGCCGGCCAGGCGCATGGCCACGTCAAAGACCCGGTCCAGCGCCGCCGCCGATTTCTGCCCCAGCCAGTGCTCATCGCTGGGCTGGAAGATGGGCTGGCCGGCCTCGTCCACGCAGGCCAGCCGCGCCAGCCGCGCCCGCACATTTTGCATGTTCATACGGACCTTTTTGCCTTTTTGCTGGGTCAGGCTGGCCTCGTAAGCGTCCCGCTCGGCGCCGCTGAGCGCCTTGACGCGCACCGATCCGCCCCATTCCGGAACAGATACCTCCTCGAACGTGACATCCGTGGCCGCCCGGATTTGATCCCTGGTCAGTAACTTCATCTCGAAATCTCCAATCGAAAATCGTAAATCTAAAATCGCTTGTCCTCGCAAGAGGAAAAATCAGGCAAGGGTCGGTCCGCCCGTCGGCTTCAGCGTAACTTTCCCTAGTACGTGCTTCTCCGGGTCGGGGTTGATGTCCACCTTGGCCACCGTCGCCACAAACTTCACATCCAGCGCCCCGCCGTCGCTTAATACAAGCTGATAGGCCAGCTTGGTCTTGTCCTTCCAGGCGTCAACCAGCCCCCCGGCTGCCGCCTCGGAGTGCGTTGCCAGCGACGTATCCAGGCCGAGTTCCAAATCAATGTCGCCGATCTTTTGGGTGGTCGGAATGTTTTCCTCAAACCCGTCACCCCCGTGCAGCACGAACTCCGAGTACATGCTCTCTAGCACCAGGTTGCCGATCTTGGTCACCTGCGCAATCGTGGTGAACGTCGCGGTGGCCGGGTTGTCGCCATCCCCGATTTTTAGCACCGTTCCGTATCCAGGTTGAAAGCTCATCGTTTAGCCCCTTTCAGCCTCCCGCGAGAGGCTTATTTTCAAATATTGAATAATAACCGAAATTCCAGGGTCACCCGCCATACCTCGGCCTCGGCCCCCCAGAAATCCCACTCGTTTTGAAAATGGCAGGTCACGGGCAGCCCGGCCATGTCCCCCTTGAACCCGCTCAAATCCGCCCGGATCGCCTTCGCCAGCAACCTGGCTTGTTTGTGGCTCAAAGCGTAACAATCAAACTGGATCAGTGGGTTCTCCAGGTCTCCCGGCGCGCTCTGCCCCGTTGCCGTCAATTGAGACGTAATCTGCTGATATGTCGCCGCCGGGTAGGTCGGGTTTTGGGGCAGGTTCAGCGGGTACAGCCGGTCGCCCATAAGCTGATAACTATTTGTTGTTGGGCCGGTCAGATAAGCGTAAAGGGCCTCGTCAATCGTCATCATAATTCTTCCTCCCCTCTCCTAAGAGGAGAGGGGCCGGGGGTGAGGTTCATAATCCCAACGCCCGTTTCAGCGCCGCTTCCACAACCCTCGCCGCCTCCGCCCTCTTCGCCTCAAACGATTGCCGGATGATGGGCCTGGCTGGCAGGGTGCCGCCCCTGGCCCGGTTCGGCGCGCCAAATTCGTTGTAGAAAACGTGTTCAAATTTCCGGTCGCTGATCGTCACTACCGTATTGGCCGCCTGGTCGGTCATCGAGCCAGGCCTGGTCATAAATCCCTCAGCCTTCGTCTCTCCGCTATCTTCCAGCGCGCGCCGCTCGATCTCCGCCTTGACCAGCTCCGCGCCTTCCCGCGTGGCCGGGCCAATCACATCTTGAGCCTTATCCCCCATCGCCTTCAACCGTTTAACGATCTCCTCCGCGCCCTCGATCTCGACCGATGTATTTGCCATTGCTCCCTGCTCCCTATTTCCTACTCCGGGTTTCTCTCCAGGCCGATCAACTGTATTTCCCGGCTTCGCGCCTGCACATGGATGATCTCCTGGATGTCGAAGGCCTGGTACCCGAAGACGATCCGCATCGTCGTGTCCAGCCCATTCCGCTTTCTGATCCTGAACCGCGTCAGCCGGGTAGCCAGCAACTGGTCGCTGTTTTCCACCTGCCGCTCCGCCCCGCTCAACGGCTCCACCGCCGCCCAGATCGTCGTCAGGTCGCTCCAGATGACAATCACCCCGCCGTCCGTATCCCGGCCTTTCACCTGCTGCTGGATCGTGATTCGATGCCGCAATTCGCCCGCGCGCATAATTGCCTTTCTCCCCTCTCTCCTTATGGGAGAGGGGCCGGGGGTGAGGGGGCTACTGCACCCGGTACACGTGCAGCGTGACCGAGTTGGCCACCGTCCCGGTCACCTCGGCGCTCCAATTCAAATAGACCCTGCCCGCGTCGGCTCCCGAAGTCTGATTAAAGATTTCCGGCTTGAACGTGCCGATCAGCTTGGTCGCACCGGCCGCCATGGTCACCTCCACGTCGGCAATTGGATGCCCACCGGCCGTGCCCCCGGTCACCACCGTCAGGGTCACCGTGGCGGTATAATCATTCGTGATAACCACGAACTCCTTGCCGTTGTTGACAAACTTGTGGCCGTCGCCCGACGCGGCGGCCAGCGCCTGGGTCACCCCGGTGTCAAGCAAATTGGTGGGCGTGATCGTATCCCGCACCCCATCCTCACCAGCCGCCGCCGGCGCGGCCTGCGCCTCCTGAACCGGCTGCATCAGCGCCGGCACAGTCAGGCCCGTAACCACCAGGGCCAGGGCCAGGGTCAACACGCACATAAGTCGTTTCATTTGCTTCATCAGTTAGCTCCTTCTTCTTGATTAGTAAGCTCGATTGAGCCAGATCAACGAGTGTACCCCCAGCGGGATCGCCTTGATAGTCGTCCCGGCAATCGTATCCTCCCGGTTCTCGTAATAATGGCCGATCAGCAGCAGGATCGCCTGCTTCATCTGCGTTGGCACACTGCTGCCCGCGTCCCCGTAGCCGGCCTTATAGGTGATCTGGATCGGGTTCGCCGGGTACAGCACGCCGGTCGGCCAACTCTGACCGTAGGCCAGCACGATCCGCCCCGGCTCGCTGTCCGTATCCACTATATAGTTCGCCGCCGCCCACGTCGTCGCATTGCCATCCTGGTCCTTGTAGATCACCGATGTCACCGATTGCAACGGCGGCCGCGGCAGCTCGATCTCATCGCCAGACGGCCACCCGTCCAGGCTCAGCCGCCACGTCTGCGTGATCAGCGCCCGCCGCGCCGCTTCCTCGAAATACCGCCGCGCCGATGCGATCAACCCGTCGATCAAGGTATCATCGTCGCTGATGTCCACCCGCAGGTGCGCCTTCGCCTCGGCCAGTGTCACCGGCTCACTCGCCGGAGCCGTTGCCAATTTCAAGCGCATCGTCTCACCGCTTTCGCGTCTCCGCTGCCTCTGCCTGCTTCGATACAGCCGTTTCCCGCCTGGCGGCCTTGGCCCTGGCCTTGCCCCCCCCCTCTCCTAAAAGGAGAGGGGCCGGGGGTGAGGTCTCCTCCGCCTGCTTGCTATCCACCAGCCACCTGGCCTCCGCCTCCGGCAGCTCCATCACCGTCCCCGGCATCCGCACCCCCTGCGGCCCGGCCATCAGCGTCTTCAGCTTGATCCACATAATTCTCTCCTTCCGCTCTCGCTACTCGACCAGTAGCGCACTCACCGAGTACGTGATCGGATCGGTATTGTCGTGGGCCACCTCCACCCGCCAACTGGCCGGCAGCGGATAGCTCAATACCTGGTTCACATCATTGGCCGCGCTGCCTATGCCCGGATAGATCAGGTACGTTTGGGTCGAGCTAACACCGCTGGTGGCCACAAAAACATTCCGATACGTGCCGGCTGCCGGGTCAACCGCCTGCACCGACAGCGTGATCAGCGGCGTGGTTAATACCCCACTCACGTCGAGGAAAATGTAGGCCCCCTTGACGTTCAGATTTTCGCCAACATTCACAATGTTGCCGCTGACCGCTGTTTCCGTCCGGGCCTCGCTGGCTAGCACCGGCAGCAGCCGGCGGCTGGTCGCCTGGGCCTGGGCGTGGTTCAACGGAGCCAGGATTGCTACCCCTAGCAGGCAGGTTAGCAGCAGTAAGGCGAGTAGTCGTTGGGTTCTCATGGC